TAGCACGGTCTATTTGTAACCATTTTGTAACCGGTTTCCCCTTGACATTTCAGTGTAGTGAAGTAGATAAAAAGCCTGAACTAACCGCATGGTGCCGGTGGTGCCCTGCACCTCATTATATGTATACATCGGATGTAACCAATTATTAGCACCCTGTTCATAATTTCTGATGTGCCCTATGCTACTATATAATTGCAAGGACAAACTTGCATCGAGCATCAACCACAAGACGAAAGGACGAAACACAATGAAAGTTATCACAAAGTATGTCACTGTGGAAGCAGTGAAAGACAAGCAGGTTTTGACCCTGCTGTTTCTGGACTGGAACAGCAAGTGCGACTGTCTGGAAGTCGTCAAGATGCACGGTATGAAACCGCTCACCTCTGCCACCGGTTCCAAGGGTCTTGAAATGGATCTTGAGGATATCAACGCCGAAACGCTGAAATGTGAAATCGGCGCAGAGATTCCGCATGATTTCATGCTTGACGGTGACGACTTCACCGACGCATATAAAGAAAGGAGCGTTTCCAATGAGTGACATTTGCACCTGTCCCGGCCCTTGCGCCACTCCGACAAACGTATCTCATACCCTGTTGTATGAGGACGCGGCGCAGAACATTTTCGGCCTTGTTTATGACAAGGAAGGCAATCTCCTGAACATCGTTGACGGCGTGGGCAAGCTCGACCCCCTGCCCTTTACCGCCTTTGAAGAGGCCGCACGCCGTGGCTTTCCGTATGCGCCCCAGTGGTCTCCCTGTTGCCACGGTGGTAAGACCATGGATCAGCAGGCGGCAGAGCTGGAAGCACAGAAACACCACATTGCCAGCATCTACACGAACCAGAGCCCCACGGCCCTTTTTCCGACCAACGGAGACAGCGTGGCGAAACAGTTTATGCTCCGTTGGATTTTCTGAGCGAGACACACTTTATAATGAAGGGAAAGAATATCATGTTTAACAAGAACGAACAGAACGCCGCTCCCGGAGTCGTCAAGTCTTATCTGTCCATTAAGGACGCAACTGTGCAGGCGTGTCACCTCATTTCCGACCGGATTTGCGTGTTCACTCTGAACGTCCCGGGCGCGACGTTCCTCAATCTGAAAGTCGTTGACGGCAAAAACGGCGAGTTTATCGCAATGCCGCAGAGCAAGGGGCGGGATGGGCAGTATTACGACCTGTACCGCGTGTACTTCTCTGAGCAGGATGCACAGCGCATTATTGCCGCAGTTTCAGAGCACGCAACGGCGCAGGGCGAAAAGACGGATTATAAGACCCGTTACGAGGTGTAAACATGAGCAAGCGCAACATGAAAAATATTGCGCTTGACCTATATGAAAGCGGTGGATGGGTCAATATCCCGTCCATCGCTTCTTTAGGTTGTTGGTGCAATATTCTTATTGGTAAACGTCAAGTTGGTAAAACCTATGGCACATTGAAATATGAGCTGAACGAGGGCAAGCGGTTCCTGTACCTACGCCGCACAACCACAGAATTTGACGCTATCACCAGCGACCCCGACTTAAACCCGTTCTTGCCTCTGAAAAAAGAGGGGTTTGACGCTGATATTGTGAAAGGCGGCAAAGTCACCTATACAATCGGCAGGTTTGAGTATGAGGACGGCAAACCCAAGCAGTGTTTGGAGAAATACGGAATCGGCATGACGCTCCCCAGTATTGCGAATATCCGTGGTTTCAATGGCTCTCAGTTTGAGGACGTTGTTTTTGATGAATTCATTCCCGAAAGAATTGTTATTAAACGCAAGGCAGAGGGCGACGCGCTTTTGAATGCCTATGTGACCATCAACGGAAACAGAGAACTGGAAGGAAAGCCCCCGCTCCGGCTCTGGCTTTTGGCGAATGCGTTTGATATCGCGTCACCTATTTTGGTGGAGCTTGGCGTGGTGGATGAAATCGCCAAGCTGTGCAGGACGGGCAAAGAATGGACGGTAACAGAAAGCGGCGTGTTCATTGGTATGCCCAAATCCCGCGCGGTAAGTGCCAAGCGTGCGCAAACTGCTTTCATGCGCCACATGATGAAAAACAAGGATTCAAAGTTTTACAAGATGGCAATGGAAAATCAGTTTGCCTATAACAATTTGGAAGCGGTACGACCGATGAATATCAGGGGCATGAAACCCCTGTACTCTGTGGCGGGGTTATATGCGTATGTGTATGACGGGAATCATGTGTATCTGTGCACGTCCCGGCACGAAAGCCGGGAAGTGTACCCAGACACGAAAGCAGGAAAAACCGCTTTCCGTCTGCATCATCCGTTCTTTGAGGCTATGCTGAATCTCAATCAGATTTGGTGTTCCGACGTGCCCACACTGCTCAAAATCAAAGAGTTTCTTGACATTGACGACTAGACAGAGTATTATAAAGGTGCAGGGGCCCCCATAACTTAGACAGGCCGGAAGCCTGTGGGGTAGCATTTCTAAGTTGCGCACCCCTGCTTATATAGAAAGGAGTAGGCAATGCTTACTTATTCATACAAAAACGCCGCAGAAAAGCGGCTCTCCCCGCACTTTCGCGTGCGTGAATTCCATTCCAAGCACGACCCCAGCGACATTGTAAAGGTTGACGAGCGGCTTTTGACTTTGCTTGAAAACATCCGGAATTTTACCGGTAAACCGGTTCACATTAACAGCGGATACAGAAGCAAGGAATACAACGCCACTCTCAAAAACGCATCTCCCCGGTCTCAGCATTGTAACGGAATGGCGGCTGACATTTGGGTTGAGGGCGTGACACCTTCCAGAATCGCAGAGATAGCAGAGGTCTATTTGGGCGCTTCTGGCGGTATCGGCGTATATCACACGTTCACCCATGTGGACGTCAGAACCAACAAATCAAGATGGAAAGGAGCCTATTGATTATGGCACTCAGCATTAACGACGTTCTCGCATTGGCAAACGCAGGTTTTTCCAAAACCGATATTGCCGCTTTTATGAATCTGGGCAATCCCCAGACCACTCCCCCCAGCCCTGTGCAGGTTCCCGGCGCAACTGCTCCCACGGTTCCGACCGCTCCGGCGACGGTTCCCACTCCTGCACCTGCCCAGCAGGCCCCGGCCACTCCCGACCTTGGCCAGTTGGTGGCAAGCCTTGCCGACCTTAGCAAAAAGGTTGACGCGCTCAATGTTCCGACCGCTGGCACCGTGGGCGCTCTTCCCACTGTCACCAGTGTGGAAGATATCATTCTGGGGGCGGTCAAGCCTGCCCCTGCACCCGAAAGCCCTGATTTCAGTATTATGGAAGGAGTTGTTAAGTAATGGCTAACCCGAATTTCCCCGAAAAGGCAGGCGCAACGGTTTTCCGTCCGCAGGACATTTATACCATTGCCAATAATTTGGTTCAGCAGGTGACGGGCCAGACGGCGATTACTGCCGTTGATACCTCTTCTTTTATCAACGTTGGGCAGATGTGCCTTAACACCAGCAAAGAGGGCACGTTGCAAGCCCTCTATAACATGGTTTCGCGTACCATCATTACCACCCGCGCATATAGCGGCAGGTTTACCAGCATCGAAACCACGTCGCAGGAGTGGGGCCTGTTCATCCGTAAAATCGCATTTTTCAGCGGCAAGTTTGATGAAACCAAGTTCATCAACACTGTGCAGAATCCCAACACCTTGCGCGATGGCCAGAGCGTGGATATGTATAAGATTTCCAAGCGGTATCCGCTGGAAATGTGGTATACTGGGCAGGCCACGCTTGACCAGACATACACGACTTTCCGTTCTCAGCTGACGACCGCTTTCACCAGCGAAAGCGAACTGTCGGCATTTCTGGCAGGTATCACCACGGAAGTTGCAAACGATGTGGCGAGATGGAAAACCGCCGAAAATCGCGCCGTCGTGATGAACTTTATCGGCTCTCTGTACAACACCGGCAAACCGGGTCAGAAGGTCAACCTTACTGCCGAATTCAACAAGGCACGCGGCACCGCGTACACCACCGCCGACCTGCTGACCACCCATTTGCAGGAATTCCTTTCTTTCTTTGTCTCCCTGCTGGAAACCCAGACGGCCCTGCTTGAGGAAAGCACCGACCTTTATCATCTGGTTCCCGCCTGCACCGACGACAACGGAGAGCCGCTGACCCTGCTCCGGCACACTCCCAAGAGTGAACAGAAACTGCTTCTGTACCAGCCCCTCATCAATGATGCCAAGTCGTGGGTGTTCCCTGCTATCTTTGGCCCCGGTTATCTGTCCTTTGGTAATTATGAGGGGGTCAATTTCTGGCAGAACATCAACGACAAGAGCCGCGTGAAGGTCATTCCCGCTCAGTTCAACGTGAACACCGCCAAGCAAGAGACCGGTAAAGAAGTTGACCTGCCCATGGTGGTGGGCCTGCTGTATGACCGCAGGGCGCTGGCAACCGTCTACATGATGGACAGCGTTTATACCACGCCTTTCAACACGAAAGGCGAGTATTACAATACGGAGCATCATTGGAAGATGAACTATCTCGCGGACCCCACCGAGAATGCAATTCTCTTCTATATGAGCGATGACGCCCAGCCGTAACCAGCCGCGAAGGCCCGACCGTAAAAGGCCGGGCCTTTATTGTTAGAAAGTAGGTGAAACAATGGCACGAGGCGAATTTAACGGCGCGGTTCCCGCGCCTAGCGTGGAACATGGGTATCACTTCCACTTTGGAAACGTTGAGAAGCGCGTAAACAGCACCAAAGCATTTGATTATACCAAGCTCCCCGACGAGGAGCGTTGCGATTTCAAGCAAACCACCAGCATGGAGCGGCCTGTAATTTATGTTACATTGAACAGTATCAACATTTCCCCCCAATGGAATTATTGCCAATGCGAAGAGACCGCGAGTTTTTATTGGATACGCGATATTTCAATTGGTATCCGAGGCAGGGGCACCGCCAACATTTGGCAGTTCACGCTAGAGCTTGACCCGCTGGCAACCTACCGTGATACCATTCTTAAAACGGACGCATTCATTGAATACGGTTTCAATCAAGATTCCAGCGGCGCAACGTTCCGTTTGCAGGACACCCGGCAGGCCGTTGGAATGGCTCCCAAGATTTCCACAGCGTCGGCAGATATCACGGACGGAAATATTGATGCCTCTGGTGGCACTTTTGTTCTGTCCTGTGTTGGTAAATCTGGCCTGCACGCCTATGCAATGAGCGCCGCCACGTTGGGAAGTTTGTTGACCGCAGTTTCCTTGACGTGGGAGACCTTTACAAAACCAATGGTAACTTGGGAGTTGGCTTTGCCCGAGTTTATGAATAAACTTTTATTCGGTGGGAACGCATTGGAGTGCGTCCGCTCCTGCATCTGGATCCCCATAAACCTTTCCCGATACGGCGCAGGACGGCAAACGGAAATCACCTTGGGGCAGTTCAACACCGCAGTTTTTGCACAACAGGTCACCCCGTCAAGTTCCCGGAGTGTTCATACCACGATAGCGATACCGTGGCCCGCAGACGATTGGAAGCGGATGAGCTGCCAAATTCAGTTATACGTTCCTTTCGTGGGCACGCTGGCGGTTCCCGTTGACCAATGCAACACGGCGGCAAACATTGATATTGATTGGTCTGTGTGTTTCGTGGACGGCAGTGTAACAACACTAGTCCGGGCCGGAGATTACACGGTATACGCGGGAAGCACCAGCATAGCCAGCCCTTACGGAATCGGCACCAGTAACATTGACCCGGTGCGTGCGCTGACTGGTGCAATCAGCACCGTCTCCGGTGCAATGAATTTCGGCGGGGGTCTGCTGTCCACCGTGGCGGGGTTTGCTGGCGGCACGATGCAGGCCGCGCAAGGTATCGCCCAAGTTGCGCAGAATGTACAGCAAACGGTTTCCCCCATCAACTGTTCTGCCGGAACTATGGGTGGTGCGTCGCAGGTACAGCTACCTTTGGAAGCAAAGTTGACCCTGCTGTATTATTCCCCGGTGGACGATGCAGGTTTCCAAAAAGTTTACGGATACCCAGTAATGAAAGTTGCCAAGCCTGTGCAGGGATACTGTAAGACCCGTGGTTTCTCCTGTGCTCCGCTGAACGCCAAGCCCGATGAAATTTCTTACATCAACGCCGCAATGGACAGCGGTGTTTTTATCGAATGAGGTGATCATATATGTACCAATGTTATAGCGGCTACTACGACGGCGGCACGTTGTGCGGGAATTTCGATGCAACGTTTTCCACCGACGCAATGAATTATTGGGAACGTTCTTTCTTTCAGAGGTTGCGCGGTCTCCTTGAATTCAACGGGCTCCCCGAGAACGGCCCCGGTCAAATCGGGTGGGATTATGATGCCTTTCTTTACCAGCTGTTCCGCACTGGTTTTGCGACCGTTTTCAAGTCAAAAACGTATGGGCTTGTTGTACAGCCTGCATTTCCGACCGGTTACGGCCTGCAATACCAGCCGCGCGGGATGCAGATTTCGACGACGTTTTTCAATTTTCCGCGCCCTCTGGAAATCGGCAAGGAGTGCGCAGTTATCAAGCTCACCCCCGACTATCAAGGAACGTGGGACTTGGTGACAAAGTACGCGCGGGAAATGCAACTGGCAGAAATCGCAATCCGGCAAAGCGCAATCAATGCCCGTTTCGCCTATGCGGCTATCGCCAAGGACGACAAGGGCAAGCGCACCATGGAAGGAATTTTCAGCAAGCTGGCAAACGGTGCCCCCGCTGTTGTTATCAACGCCGATTTGAAACAGCAGTTGACCACTAAGGCCGATGGAGATTTTACGCTCCCAATCATGCAGTTTGACCGCGACCTTTCCAAGAACTTTATTCTACCCGACCTGATGGAGTATCGGCGGAACATCCTGTGCGACTTTTACAGGGAACTGGGTGTTTCCGTTCAGCCCAACAAAAAAGAAAGAATGGTTGTGACGGAATCAAAAGCGGCAGACGCGGAAACATTCAACCGACGCGAGGTCTGGCGCATCACGTTGGAAAAGTCCCTTGCAATCGTTAATGAGATGTACGATACAAACATTACCTTTAAAATGGTTGAGCCCGATTTTGACGCAGGCGAGGCCGACGAGACCGAGACCAACAACGAAGGGGAAGAGGTGAATAACAATGTTGGTGAATGAGTTAGTTTCCTCTTGCAATCTGGAAGCGCTGTTGATGGCAGACCCCAACCTTTTTGCAAATATGGTTATCCCCGAGGGCATGGAGAAAGCGGGAGTTATTCAAGCTATCCGCAGGGCCCACGGTCTGGCTCCCCTGTATCACCCCGATCCTATTTGGATGAAATCGGAATTGTACTGGTGGAGCCGCGAAAATCTCCCCATTTGGAAAAAACTTTTTGCCACGACCCAGCTTGAATATAATCCCATCTGGAATACCGACGTGCACGAGCTGACCAAGGATACCACCGAACGGGCCAAGGATACCGCCGAGAACACGGCCACCCACTCCCACGGTGGAGCCGACGAGCAGAGCCAGCACGCAGACGACCGCCACCAGATGGAGACCACCGGCAACCTTTACCATGAGGACACGAAAGCGGACGGTTTCACCACGGACAACACCGCAGGGCAGGAGAAAACGGTGGGCAGTACTGCCGGGAAAGAGCATGGTTTTGCTCATACCCAGACCAGCGCGGACGAGACCCGGGACACCAAGGGCACCCTTGACCGGGATACCACCGGCACCCGTCTTGCATCCCATGATGAAACCATGACGGATAAGGTCAAGACCACCAAGGACAGCCAGACGGACGTTGAGGGCAAGGTTTCTGCCGAGAACGAGGCGACCTATCAGCCGTTCGACGCATCCACCACTATCTATAAGGAAACCGGCACCGCAGACGATACCCGCAAAACCAACTGGACGGAGACCGAGAACACGAGCGGCACCCAAGACGACGATACCACCGAGAACATGACCGACCACCAAGAAACCAAGTCGGACACCGAGACCAAGCAGGACACCGAGGGAGTGACCACCGGCCATCGGGACAGCATCGACCGGGCCCACGGCACCCATGGTGACACGGGCCGCACCGATGGGCACGGGCACACCGAGCGGCAGGCCGGAGACCGTGGAACCGCGCAGGATTCTAAGACCGGCAAGCATGAGGAACACGGCCTTGCCGCTGTCACCGGCAAGGAATCGGAGACCGTAACCACCGTTCACGAGTGGAAGCGAGGCGGCAATATCGGTGTCACCACAACGCAGGAGATGATTGAGGCCGAGCGGCAGACTGTTCTTTTCAATATGTATCGTGTGATTGCTGATTCCTTCCATCGCACTTTCTGCCTTGACGTTTATTAAAAGGAGTGATATCATGGTATCGGAAATCATCGTGGCGCTTATCGGTGGCCTTGTGACGCTTTCGGGTGTTCTTATCGCAAACAGCAGGGCGCAGGCCGTCACCGATACACGCCTTGACGAGTTGACCCGGGAAGTGCGGGAGCATAACCACTTTGCACGCCGCGTCCCCGTGTTGGAAGAGCAAATCAAAGTGGCAAACCACCGTATCGACGACTTAGAAAGGAAAGGTGATTGATATGAAAATCAAGCCAGCAACGATTGCAAGAACCGCCGTTCTCGCGCTGGCTCTGGCAAATCAGATTCTCAGCGTGGCTGGACTGAGCCCTCTGCCCATCGACAGCGCCACCCTTGAGCCTTGGGTGACCACCGGTCTGACGACTGCCGCCGCTCTTTGGGCATGGTGGAAAAACAACAGCTTTACCCCGGAAGCAATCCGGGCCGACGAGCTGATGAAAGAAATGAGGGGGTGAATTTATGGACTATCCGTTTTGCCCGTCCCCGCCTTATGTTCCCGGTGACCCGGGGATGTATGACCTTCGTTGGATGGTCTCCCAGATTCAGAGCTTGACAGCTCTGGTGCAGGGCATTGCCAAAGGGCAGGAATCGCAGGGCGGCAACATCACCGCGCTCAATTCCGCAATGGCTGACCTTGCCGCCGCTCAGAAGTGTATCAACGACCGTCTGAACGACGGTGACTTTGAGAACGGCAAGTTTCTGGAATGGGCAGACAAAAATCTGCCTGCTATGGTCTGTGAAATGGTTCGCTTTGTGTGGTTCGGTCTGACCCCGGACGGGCATTTCTGTGCTTATGTCCCTGCAAATTGGGGCTGGCTGACCTTCAACACCGGCACCGATATCACCGAGCCCGAGTATGGTCATCTTATCATCACCTATTAAGAAAGGAGTTTCTATATGAGTTGCAAGAATGATTGTGGTTTTCCCATCAAGCCCGCGCCTTTTGCTCCTGCTGACCCCGGCCCCTGTGGCCCCCATCACCCGCCGATGCCGCCCCGGCCCCCTGTTCCCTGTGGGCCGTGTCCCCCGTCTCAGTATATCGGCTCCCGGTATGTGCCGATTTTCGCAGACCCCATTGAATGGGACAATCACCGCTCCTATGAATCCCTTACCATTGTGACCCACGACGGCGAAAGCTACACCAGCAAGTGCAACGTGGGCCCCGGCGTGGATATCACCAATACGAGATACTGGGCCAAGACAGGCGCATATAATGCGCAGGTTGAGCAGTATAAGAACGAGGTCAAAGACCTGTCGTCTCAGGTCTCCGGTTTCGCGTCTGACAACGCCGCGTTCAGGGAGAAAATCGACCAGTTCACCAAGGACAACGCGGAGATGAAAAACACGGTTGCCGAGGATAAGGCCCGTGTTGACGCTCTGGCTGAGCGCGTGGCGACTGCCGAGACCGAAATCGACGGATTGCAGGCCACGACCGCCCAGCACACCACCGAGATTGCCGACCTGCACGCCAAGGACGAGGATTTGCAGAGGCAAATCACCAGCAATGACGGCGACATTGCCGCCCTTCAGGCAAAGGACGTGGAGCAGGATTCCCGGCTGACTGGCATCGATACCAAGCTCAAGAGCCACGATGCCAGCATTGCCCAGAACACTGCCGACATTGCCAAGAATACCAAGAACATTCAGGACAATGCCGCGAACATTGCCAAGAACGCTCACGAGCTGGCTGACCATGCCGCAAAGCTGGCAGACCATGAGGGCCGTCTTACCGCCCAGCATGAGGAAATCACGGCAAACCATGAGGCCATTGAGCGTCTTACCAGCGTGACGGACGGGCTCCGGGCTGACCTTACCGAGGACGAGGCAAAGATTGAGGCCAACCGGGATGCAATCGCCCACATTCAGGAGAAGGACGTTCAGCAGGACGGCAGACTGGACAAACTGGAAGAGTGTTGCGAACAGGCCAAGGCCCACTTTACCCAGCTGGACACCAAGACCGATGCCACCAATACGGCCCTTGCCGCCGAGATTGACCGCGCCAAGGCCGCAGAGCTGGCGAATGGCCAGCTCATTGCCCAGAACGCCGCAGAGCTGGCAGACCACGCCACCGAGCTGGCAGACCATGAGAAGCGTATTACCGCGCTTGAGGGTGACAACACCACCAACAAGCAGGAGATTGCCGATATCAAGGCCAAGAACACCCAGCAGGATACGGCGATTTCTGGCAATACCGATTCCATCACCCATCTGGAAACCGACAAGGCCGATAAAACCGCTCTGGGTAACTACGTTACCAAGACCGAGTTTAATGCCGACCAGAAACGTCAGGACGACATTGTGGGCGACTGGGCAACCGCGCACCCTGGGCAGACTATCTCGGAGTGCGCCACCTCTCAGGAAACCGAGCTGGCAGAGCACGCGGGACAGATTGCCAAGCTGGAAACTGACAAGGCAGATAAAAGCGAAATTCCCGATGTAACGGGATACGTCCCCACGAGCACCTATAATGCCGAACAGGCCGCGCAGGATGCCCGCATTGCTACTCTGGAGAATAACAGCGTGTCTCTTCCCGCTTCTGTTCGCTATTCTGACGTTGATATTTCTACCGTGTGGGCGGAACGTGAAGAGCGCAGTGGCAACTACGCAAGTGTTATTCTTCCGTTCCCCACTAAAACTTTCCCCGAACACCCCGAAGGTGCAACAGTTTCGGACGTTAAAATTGGATATGCGGAAGTGATTTTTCTGGATGGAAGCCCCGTGCTTCGACTTGACCATACTGAAGTGACACTTTCTGCCGAATTCGTCGGTGCAGGCGTTCGGCTGAACGCGGCTGTTCCAACGACGAGCCTTCCCAACGACATTAAAATAAAGTCATACATTCTCCACTTTATCGTAAAAGCTACAATTTCCACTTTATCGTAAAAGCTACAATTTCTTAACAAAATAAGAGCCCCGCTCATAAGAGCGGGGCTCTTATTTTGTTCCATGTGGAACATTTATCCCAATCGATCCTCTGTAAACTCATTGATTCCGCCCACCTCATACCGGCGCGGGGTCATTACTATCCAACTAGCCGAGTGGGTGACACGCTGGAAATCGTGGCGCTCTTTTATCGGGCTGTCGTGATAAGAAAGCATTTGACCACCAGCATCATCAATGATTAAAAAGTCATTCAGATTTTCAATATTATCCTTTAATGCCGCCTGCCCTTCTTTCTTGCCTACTCCTGCAATGGTGCTTTCTAGTACACCTTCACACGTCCGGGCCGCGTAACACTTGGCGTGTAAGAATCTGAATTCGGTGTAACCATAATCGGCTTGCGGGTGTTCGTCCTCAGCGATACCAATATAGACTTTTTTGCCGTTGGGTTTCGTGACCACCACGCCGCGCTTTTCACACTGGGCGGCAACTTCCCGGTTATACTCTTCAACCTCTGGAACCTTGGCCCCTTCATACTTGCAGGAATCTGTATCCCAGTAAATCACCTTTTCCCAGCCTACGATTTTCAACAGTTGCCAGAGCTTGAGCCGCGTCATGCTGGCTGTCCACAGGCCCCAGAGAAACGGAAACTTGCCTTTCTGGCTCTTCTGTATCTCCGCAGGGGTTTTCTTTTCTAGGTTGACTTCCCAGCTCATACGCTCAAAATCAATGCTGTCTCCGATTTCTGCCGTGTATTCGTCCCTTATCGTCTTTTGGGCGCAAGCTCCAAAAATCGTGTTGACGCAGATTTTGGAGAAAGCATATTCGGGGGAACCTTTCATTGTTTCTTTAATTTTGAACTTATCAAAAATAGCCATACGGAAAGAATCGGGAAGATACCCAAGACGGAAACAAAAACCCCGGTGCATCACCACCCGTTCAAAGGTGTATGCTTCTTTAATACGTTGCCAGTCGTTGGAATCGCAATACAGCAATGTTTCATCTGCTTGGAGCACACGGCCATTGTCTTTGTTTTCGTCATCGCATTTGAGGCCCGCACACTTGCTGACAGATAGTACGGGGTCTGGGCATTCGGGCCGTATCTGCAACCCCTTTATTGCTATCTCTGCAATCCACCCCATACCGCAGGATATGATAGTGTCCATCACTGCTTGGGGCTGGCCTTGCGGTAGCATCATGGGTTTTCCCGCTGGAAACTTCCACAAAAGTTGTTGCGACGGGTGGGCGCTCTTGAAATCGTAGGAATTGCAATTGCGGTAAGTGTGACCTGCACGCCACCGGGTGCCGTGTGTGTCACCGCCTGCCATTGCTTTATATGCGATTTCCATTTGTTCCCGGTTGAGCTCAAGAGCTTGCATCTTTTGCAGTGTCCGGCTGTCTCCTGTCAAATGTTTGTTGACTTCTTCAATGACAAGGGCCGTGTTTGTCATGGGAAGCGTTGCCGCGTTGTAATTGCGTTCTGCTTTCAAACGTTCGATTGCTTCCCACAGGCCCAACACGTCATTGACGCAGTATGCGAATTCGATCTCATCAAGGGGAGTATCTGCTGTTCTGTAAACCGAATAATCCAAATCGCCCTTGAGCTTTTCGTGCTTGCATCCTTCTGTTGCTCTGGCAAGGCTCTTTTGGAAAAGTTTCAAGCTGTCCCGAAATTCAATACCGTTGTCAAACATCAAGTACAGGGGTTTCCGGCTCTTGGTGTAAAGGGCCTTGCAATCGCCCCACCGGTCACATAACATCTGAATAAGGTATGTATACTCATACCCAAGATTATGAACAAAAATCACAAGGCGCTTTCGTTCTGTGATACTCCACTTATCGACCAGCGTTTCTATGATATCGGCCCACTCTTCAAAGTATCGCGGCACGACGACCGCGCCACCAATGCACGTTTGAAAGGTATAAGCAAAGCCGTCTGTATCGGTGTTGGTGGTCTCTATATCAAATGTACAGGTTACATCTAAATAACGGGGTTTCGGTCTGGCGTTCTTCTTGGTTCGCTCCTGTACGGTTTTGGGAGTGCCCAGCATAGCCAGAAACTCGTCTTTGCTCTCCGCTATCTGTTCACCCCTGCATTCTCGCATGATTTATCCCCCAAAATACTTTGCTAGAATTTGTGCCGCCTGCTCTTCTGTCGTGATATTGAATTCACGGGAAAGGGCCGTTGTTTGGCTCTCTCCCGTCTGCTTTGCGCGGTCTATCGCGTCCTTTGCCCGTTGCAAGAAGGTCCTACCGTTTTCTGTCTGCAATAGCGTGTAAACCACATCAGAACCCAACGCCGCCTCAAGCTCTTTTGTCATGTACTTGTCAAACAGCTCTGAAAGCTCTTCTTGTGACCCGGTGAAACCCATGTCCTTGAGGGATTCATAAACGTTCCGTTTCCATTCCTTGATACCTTGCATCGTGGACGTTTTGGAGCTGAGGAAATCGCGCAGGCGCAGATACTCCGCGACAAGTTCCGTTCTTGTCATGCTCTTCACTGCTCCGCTGAACTTTGTGCGGCCTTGCGTTTCCAGCATCCCCAAGGCCCTCTTGTAAATGCCCTTGGTTTCTCCGGCCTCTTCCAGACGTTTCAAGCGTCGGTTTGCCGCACCGGATGCACGCCGCACTATCTGTTCCAGCTCTTCCCGGGTGTAGCTTGTGGCATTCGGCCCCTTGGGTGCGTATGCTTCCCACGGTTTGGGATGAAACGGCCTGCCCTTGCCGCCCTGCTTGCGCTTCTTGGGCGGCTTGCTGGCTTTCTTCTCTTGGAGCTTTGCCGCTTTCCTCTGCTTGGCCTGCTTCTTATTGCTGGCCTTGCGAGTTGACGGCTTTTGTTCGCTCTTGGCCGTCGCACCGGCTGGCAGTTTATCGGGCTTTACAAGCCCTGACTGATTCTTTATCTTTTTCATGCGTCGTCCCTCACAAACTCGCGGGTGACCTTATCAAAATGATACCCACGCGGCCACCGGAAATACTGGATTCTGATTGACCCGTTTCGTTCGGTCATGTATGGGTCATTCCCGTTGGTGCGCAGGTATTTATACAACTGCCGCACAGATTCATTGTTCATGCGTTGCATCGACTTGCCCAACATCTTATAGGCCATCTGGGCCCCATTGGGGCCCTCGACCGGCATAACGTTGCGCGGATGTGCTGACTTGGGGTCAATCCATTCGTATTCTACCAGATGTACGATTCGCATATTAAAACCATCCTTTCCACTCACAAACGAAAATTGCAACACCGATGATAAAGAACAGCGACGCGAAAGGCGCGACACAAGAGAAATGATATGCTGTCATTGTTAAAACTCCCCATCGTGATAATAAGCTATGATTTCGTCGTCTCCGGCCTTGCGGCCTCTCCGGATGCAGGTCTCTGTTGCACGTCGGAAGATTCCCGCGCAATCGCCCACCTGCTTGAAGTAGTAGACGAACCGGCTTGTTTTGTATTCCTTATCGGGATGACTGAGCAGGAAATTTTCAACCTGCTCAAAATTGCTTGTCTTGCGAATGTAGAGAATCATAATCTGTCACGCCCATCTATTTTAATTTCCAACGCCGTCAACCGCCCATTGTCCACCTGCCCCAACTTAAATTCCCTAACATACATATCCTTCACATAATCGGGAATTGTAGCAGGAACACCGTGCATCATGCCGCCGTCACCATCGCAGATGATTACTTTCGTCTCGCCGTAATCGCAGTTGGCGCATTTGGTCATCAGTTCAAGAACCTTCATTGTTATACCCCCTCACCAATTAACCAAAATTGTAACTGAGGTTCATCATTGAATGTAACGCGTCAATCAGGTTTTCGAGTTTCATAATATCGCCCCTTTCAGCAACTTGCCCTCAACTGTTCAACTGCCTCTTCCATCACACGGTCAATGTTTTCGCCGTCCGCGTAATAGAAATCTTCGTGCATACCAACACGAGCACAAATCACTTTGCACATCGTAAGGTCATATACATCACTTGCGTTATAAGCGTCAAGCAGTTCTTTGTTGGTCATATCGGTGTACAGCTTGTTTTTGTTTCGGATGATATCGGTGCAAGTCATGTTCTTTGTCCTTTCTCTATCGGGTTTGTTTTCGGTCTGGTTTCCTATAGTCATTATCTCATAAAATTGTTAACTAGATATGAACAACTAATGACAAATTGGTTACATCCGATGTATACATATAATGAGGTGCAGGGCACCACCGGCACCATGCGGTTAGTTCAGGCTTTTTATCTACTTCACTACACTGAAATGTCAAGGGGAAACCGGTTACAAAATGGTTACAAATAGACCGTGCTA